TGACAAGAGCATTAACTATGGCAAATAAAACAATTGATAATTTGAAATTACATAATTCTGCATTAGAAGATAAAATAAAAGAGCAAGCACCAAAAGCAGAAATGGCAGATAGATTATTTATCTGTGAAGGGCTAAAGAATGTTGGAGAAGTTGCTAAATTGTTTAATGAGAGAATAAGAAAAGGGAAAGCAATTGGGCAAAAAATGCTATACTCTATTCTAAGAGACGAAAAAATATTAATGACTTATGGTTCTGAATATAATAATCCTCAACAGAAATATATTGATAATGGATGTTTTGTGTTAAAAACTAGTACATTTGACAATGGATATGGTGGTACAAAATTATCATCTACAACTAAGGTAACGCCAAAGGGGATAAATTGGTTATGGAATTTTCTTATTAAGAAGGGATACATAATGATTGATGATGTTTTGGTTAGTGGTGATAAGAATTAGTTTTATTGTTTTATGTTTATATAAATAAAGTTTTGTAAATCAAAAAAGCTTGAGCAATCAGGCTTTTCTGTGTGGATGGGATAAATTGGATAGATAATATAAAGTTTTGTGGATTATAGGCACTTCAATTTGGTTTGGAGTGTCTTTGTGTTCATGAAAATGAGCATAGAAGATAGGTTTTTTGGGAGTCATGATCCCATCTCTGCACCCTATCTTCTGTTTACTTTTTAGTGGTTAGTTTTGGTTAGTGCAGAGGATTATATAATTTGCAGAAAGAAGGGTTAGAGAGATGATAAAAAGTGAGTTTGTAGAGGTTGGTTGGTCACATAGATCTAAAAAATATTATCAAGATAAAGGGTATGTTTTTACTAGTTATGGGGATATATTTATTGCTGATGTAAATGATCTATCTATTGGATGTAACTCTGAAGTAATTGTAAAATGTGATTACTGTAGTCAAGAATTCAAAACAACATATCATAAATATAATAATTATAATAAGAAATATATTGATAAAGATGCATGTGAAAATTGTAAATTTATAAAATCAAATGAGGCCAGTCGAAGTAAATTAAGAAAGAATAGTTTTGAAAATATAAAAATTAATCATAATTACACTTTAGTTAAAATTATAGATATAGATGATCAGAACAAGTATGGAGTCTATATCATTTTAAATACATATAATAATAAATATTATATTGGTAGTACAATAAATCTAAACGCTAGAATAATAAATCATGTTAAAGAATTACGTGAAAATAAACATCATTCAATTCACCTACAACGTTCTTGGAACAAATACGGAGGTGAATATTTTATATTCGGAGTTTTGGAATATGTTGAGAATACAGATAACTTAATAGAACGTGAGCAATATTGGTTAGATGAATTAAAAGCGTATAATGATAAATATGGTTATAACATTTGTAAAAAGGCTTATAGTTGTTTGGGAGTAAAACATGGTGAACGTCCTCAAGAAGTGAAAGATAAAATATCAAAAGCCAATAAAGGAAGAGTGAGAGAAGATGTTTGGGGTTCTAAAAATTCTAGTTCAAAATTAACAGAAGAAACCGTAGAAGAAATTAAATTAAGAATACATAATGGAGAATTTGTCCAAGAAGTTTCTAAAGATTATGATGTTAGTTCTAGTATAATATATGACATTATTAATAGGACTACATGGAAACATGTGTTGCCCAATTTAGATTTATCAAACTGTAAAAATCTTACGCCCCATGCTAAATTAAATGAGAAAGAGGTATTGGAAATAAGAGAAAAATTATTAAATGGTGTTAATATAAAAGATTTGTCAAAGGAATATTGTATTAGTATTGAAACTATTAGAGATATAAAATCGTATAGGACTTGGAAAAGTATAAAACCATTAGAAGAGGTAATTTGAAGCTTCTTCTCTATTTATGATAAAAGGAGTTAATAATATGCCAAAGGTGGGTAGACCAAAAACTCAAATCAAACCCCATATACCCCAAAAGAAAATCGAATTAACATGTGCCGCCTGTGGAAATTTAAAAAACGAACGTGAATATTACGTTAGTTATAATAAAATTCATAGCACTGGACGCATTCCCTACTGTAAAGAATGTCTCCGAAAAATGATTTGTGATGACAATGGTAATGTAACATTAGATCGATTGCAATCTACATTACAATTGATTGATCGTCCGTTTATTTTCGAATTGTGGAAAATATCTTTAGAGGATAAATCGGACAGTTTCGGTTGTTTTATGAAAAATTTATGTCTTAAACAAAATCGTGAATTAACATGGAAAGATTCTGTTTTTAGACCTCAATTAAATAGTGAGTTAAATTACGGTAATTCCTTAGACCATAATAAAACATATGATATCACAAATATACAAAATATTAATTCACATATGGATGGATTTATTGTAACAGAAGAAATAATAGATAAGTGGAATTTCGGTTACACCACAGAAGAGTATTATTATTTTGAAAAAAAATATAATCAACTTAAAAATAATTACTCAGAAAAGACTGCCATGCATACAGAAGCTCTTCTAAATTATATCAGATATAGAGTTAAAGAAGAAATTGCTACTGCAAAAGGTGACGTAGCAGAGTCAAAAAATTGGGCAGGTATGGCAAAAGACGCAGCTACAAGTGCAAAAATTAATCCTAGTCAATTAAGCAAAGCAGATTTAACAGAAGGATTAAATACAATAAGTGAATTATCTCAAGCAATTGAAAGAGAGGTAGACATAATTCCTATTCTACCTAGATTTAAGTTTAGACCAAATGATGCACTGGATTTTAATATATGGTGCTATGTAAATTATGAAAGACATTTAAAAGGAATGCCCCTTGTAGAATATGAAGATATATATAATTTTTATGATGAGAGAAAGGCAGATTACATAAGGCAATATGGAGATCCTTACGGTATATTTGAAAATGATCCAACAGAAGGAAATAGAGAAAATATATTAAAATTTATTACAGATGATGAAAAGGAAGTAGTATCTAATATACCTATAGAGGATGATGGTGATGATTAATGTCTTCTTATGGTAAATTTCAAAGTGATAATGCTAAATTCACAAAGAAAGAAAGTAGAACAAATTATAATCCTGAGTTCAATAGTACAGTAGATTCAAAAGGGAAAAAAGAATCTGATAAATTTAATGAAAATTTAAATAAATATATTGAATTTCTTTCATGGGCTAGATTTTACCCTGATCTTCTTCTCGATTTATTAAAACCAAAAACTGGAGGAATAAACCTTCATCCAGACCAAAGAACTTTTCTAAGAGCAACTGTAAGATTTTTTAGTTTTTACGGGGTATTCCCTAGAGGATTTGGAAAAACATTCAATGAAGTATTAGCTATGTTTGTAATTTCTATTCTCTTTCCGTCAATTAATCAATCATTAACTGCCCAAACAAAAGAAAATGCAGCAGAACTTTTAAAAGATAAATATCTTGAAATAGTGAAATATTATCCTTGGTTTCATAATGAAATTTATGATAAAAAATTCTCTAAGAATGATGCAGAAATAACCTTTGTAAATAATAGTCGAATAGATATCCTTGCAAATGCTCAAACAAGTAAGGGACAAAGGCGCAACAGAATAAATATTGAAGAAAGTGCTCTGTTGAATTCTGTCGTTTATGAGGACGCACTTGAGCCAATTGTAGAAGTTGGTCGAATGACAGTTGGTAAATTAGGTATGACCAATCCAGAGGAATTAAATCAACAAATAAATTTCTTTACAACTTCTGGTTTTAGAGGTAGTGATGAATATCAAAGAAGTCTAAGAATGGTAGATGATATGGTAGACCTTAAAGGAGTTATTGTTTTAGGTTCTGATTGGCATCTAGGTTGTTGGTATGGAAGAGGTTCTACAAAAAAACAAATGCAAAGGAAGAAAAAGAATACTTCTCCTATCGCATTTGCAATGAACTATATGAGTCATTGGGTTGGTAGTGTTGAAAATTCTTTAGTAGATGTAAACAATTTATTAAAGATAAGAAATCTAACCGCACCAGTTTTCGTTCCAAACAATGATAGAGATTATTTTTTAGGAGTGGACGTAGCTAGATCACAAAGCACATCAAATAATCAAACATCTGTATCTGTTTTAGAAGTAGAAAGATTAGACAATGGGAAAGTAAAGAGTATAAATTTAGTAAATTTAGTAAATATCTCTAATGCATTAAGTTTTAGTGCTCAGGCTATAAAAGTTAAATTGATTAAAAAACAATATAATGCTAAGATGGTAATTTCTGATGGGAATGGTCTTGGAAGTGGATTGATCGATGAATTTATGAAATCACAAGTCAATCCTGCCGATGGAGAAATTTTAGAGTGTTGGAACACAATTAATACGGATGCAATCCCTGATGAAGAAGTATTTGAAAATTGTTTGTATGATTTAAAAGCACAGTCAAATAATACTGAAGTTATTGTAAATTTTATAGACATGGTTGATAGTGGAAAATTAAGACTATTAGAAAAAAGAAAAGAAATAGATTATGATTTAAATGATAGAAATTCATTTGCAACAAGTGTGGTTCCGTTTGTACAAACTGATTTTTTAATAGAAGAAATAGTTAATTTGCAATTGGAACATATTAATAATGGAAGATTAAAAGTGAAAAGGGTTGTTAGAAAAATAGATAAGGACAGATTTTCCTCCCTCTCATATTCGCTCTGGTACGTAAAAACATTTGAAGATAATATAACTGAAACAAGAGATGATTTTGATATTCTATCTGCTTACACAATATTCCTATAATTAAAGAAAGGAGGTTTCTTTACAACAATGACAAAAAAGAAAGTCACAAATACAGATACTCCACCTCTAACAGAGCAA